GCCCGCGCAGGTTCGAATCCTGTTATAATCGCATTTTTGTTCTGTTAGTGTAGATGGTTATCACGTTTGCTTTACACGCAAAAGGTCACTGGTTCGAATCCAGTACAGAACTACTTTATTTTTAGTTTTATTATACAAATGGACTGCTAATCCTTTGGTGTGTCTTTAGACATTGGCCCGCGCAGGTTCGAATCCTGTTATAATCGCATTTTTGTTCTGTTAGTGTAGATGGTTATCACGTTTGCTTTACACGCAAAAGGTCACTGGTTCGAATCCAGTACGGAACTAAATTTATTTCTTTAGTTTTTCACTATATTATATATGGTCTTTTAAAAAATTGATTTTTGATTTGTGTTAATTTAACTGTTACAAGTCTAATGACTAAAATGAATACTTTGTCTTTGTGTTGGCATCTTCTTACTATTGTAGGACAACTTCCCGAAGAACTTATTATAAAAATTCTTTATCAGTTCAGTGGTCTTAGTCATCCAATAGTGAATATGTTGAATGAATATACTAAGATAGATAGGTTTGAAGAACTGCAAAAATTACCTTTTAGTAACTCTATTTACAGATTCTATATCAATCAAGAAAAATATAGTGCATTGTTTGGATTAAATATTGTAAACTATATTAATAATAAACAATTAAGTTATTTCCGCGAATGTAAATCATACGTTCATTATGAAAATCCAGGATACTTTATTCCACGTCAGTTTGGTAGATTATATTACAATGTGTTAAATGACAATGATTCAGTTGAAACAAAAGTTCATGTTGATTGGAAACTTAATAGAAGTAAGATTATGTTAAAAACTTTACGAGATAATTATAAAGGTGTTTATAGAAAAATATTAATGATTAAAACACACAAATATTTGCCACTAAATGATATTAAAAATTATAATAGTTTTACGCATAAGTTAATGTGTTTTGAAAAAGATATGAGAATTTAAATTATACAATCTGTTTTCTTCTTTTTAGACGGTTTTTCAATTAAAGGTACAAATCTAACATTTAAACAATGACTATTAAAAACTTTACCCTTTCTATTCTTTTTTATTATTTTATAAGAATTTCCTACAGGTATTATCATAATACCATTATTATTTAATTGTTTTAGTAATTGTTTTGGGACATGTTCTGGTGCTGCACCAACATGTATAACATCATATTTAGCGTGTTTTCTATGACCTAACCATCCGTTACCACAAACGATTTCTACATTATTATATGGATTTGTTCCTCCTAAATGACCTGGTAAATAGTTATTATATTTTTTCATATTATTAATTGTTAAATCAACTAATTCAGAATATATATCTATGGCTACCACTTTACTTGATGGATTTTTATTCACTTCTAATAATTTACAGAAACATGCTATAAGATAACCACTACCACACCCAACATCAAGAACTCTATTACCTGGAATGCATGAATGTATTAATGTTTCTAATGCTTTACCGTGTATATGTGGAGCACTAATCGTTTGATTTAATTTTAATGACTGGGGGCTATCTATCAAGGGATTTGTATAGCCTATAAAATCTTTACGATTTATGTCTTTCATTATAGATACTACCTTTTCATTATTAATAATATGTTTATTATACAAATAGTCTACTAATTCATTATTGGTATTAAATTCATTTCTAAATAGTTTAAATTTTTTTGTTTTATTTAATGATTTTAAAAGGTTCTGTTTAGGCTGATTAATACTATCCATTAATATATTAATATATTAATATATTTTATATTAGTATGACTATAATCTTACTATTAATTATATTTTTATTACTAATATATCTAAATAATAAAGAGAATTTTAACATTAATAATTATAATGTATATATGAATTATAGAGATTTAATAGATAGACGAAATAGATTTCCATATAAAATATCTGATAATTGTTTTGTAGATAAATTTAGACGATGTATTGGAGATAAACACAATTGTCAAATGTGTGCATTAGAACAATGTAAAGGTCCACCTATGATTTCTGGATCTTACCCCTTTTTTTAAGACTATTAGGTTTCTTCTTAAGCTTCTTCTTAGCCTTTTTCTTAGACTTCTTCTTAGAGTTTTTTTTTATATTCACTATTTTCCACTGGTTATTATTTTGTTTTGTACCCATTTTACCTTTTATATTATTTTTATTTTGAAATAATCTTAAAAATGATTGTTTAGATTTTATAGGGTTATTATTTATTTTTTTTTTGCTATATTGATTTTGTGATACTATACGTTTTTTGCCATCATAAAACATAGATGATGATGAAGCAGCAGAATAACTGTAAGACTGTGAATTCATATAATATATTGAGAAAATATAAAATTGATATAAATATTATTAATTATTTATAATTAAAAAATGTCTTCTACATTATATCTATGTTGGAATTTGTTGGATAATATTGGCAAGTTACCCGATGAACTCATTGTAAAAATATTATATGAATATAATGGTCTTAAACATCCAATAGTAAAATTATTATATAATGAAACTAAAATAGATGAATATGAACGGCTAAAAAATATACCATTTAGCATAAGTATTCAAAAACTCTATTATAAATATGGATTAAATGATAATCTAATACATATAATGAATAACAAACAAAAGTATTATAAACTTCATTTTTTAACAAGCTATATTAATTGGAATGATCCTGGTTATTTTATTAGGAGAGAAAAAGGTAGATTATACTATAATGTGTTAAATGATAGATTAAATGTAATTAAAACTTCTTATATGAATTTATGGAAACTAGAAAGAAGTAAAAAAATAATTGAAAATATAAAATGTAGATGTAGTAAAAGATTTGTTAATGATTTTGGATCTTTAAATTATTTAGATATTCTTTATAATAAACATAGTGATTATGTTACTATACTAAATGAAATTGAAATACATTATAATATAAATCATTGGATTTGTAATCAATGCTATAATATAGCATTCAATCACTGGAAACCAGATATATCCAATATATAACTAATCTATTTTCTTCGATTCATTTATTATCATTATTTCTGTTTCATCTTCTATCTTATCCTTTATATTACTTGCATCATCTTCAAAGTTATTTTGGAAATTAATATATTTTTTATTTGGTTTATTTTCACTATGATATACATCATCATGCGTAGTATCAATCATTACATAACTTTTATCAACTATATCTTTTACTACTGACTTCTTTTTCCTTATTTCCCATATTGGATCATTCCATACTAAAGCAAATGGTTCTTTTTTATTTGTTATTTTTACATTGTGGTTTTCAGGATGTTCTTCGTTAAAATGTAGCATCTTTATTAAATCTTGAATACTATCATATGGCCTATCCAATAATATAGCAATTTTTTCTGCTGTTAAATAATCGGTGTTTTCTTTTCCATAATTATTAACCACAATAATATTATTAGTATTATTATTGTTAGTTGTATTATTAATAGTACACATTTTATCCATCATTTTTTCTATTTTCTTTTCTAACTTTTTCTAATTTATGTATTTTATATTTCATTGTTGATGGATTTTCTTTACATCTATGTATCTCATGTCTTCTTTTATGAGCATAAGATGAAAATTTAGAAATGCAATAATCGCATAAAAAAGGTGGGTCTTTTTGGGTCTTTTCCGGGTCTTTTTGGGTCTTTTCCGGGTCTTTTTGGGTCTTTACCATAGCCGATAAGGAACAATCACTATTGGTAAAATGTTTCTTAGTATTAAGGTGTCTATTTAAATCTGTTTTCAATTTAGAAGAAAAATTACACGGTTCACATATAAATAACTTCATATTATATAATATAATTATAATATTTAATTTCTTTAAATTATAATTTTACATATTTTTTACATATTTTTTACATATTTTTACATATTTTTACATATTTTTACATATTTTTTACATATTTTACATATTTAATATTTCTATTATTTTATCTTATTCGTTATGGTATTAATCTATATATTTAAATTTAATAAATATAAGAAACATATATAACTATTACTAAAAAGAGCCAATAATCAACTTTTTTTTGGAGGGGGGGGGGGAAGCCCACAAAAAGTTCGTGAAACTTTTTTAAAAGTTTATTTAAACTTTTTTTAAAAAGTTATTGTAATGATTACATTGAAAAAACAATTGGAATTTAATACTAATTTTATAAGCTATTTTAAAAATTTGATGTCCCTACATAATATATCATCCGATAAATTATTAACTAATTTTAAAGCATTTGAACAAAATAATATAGTTGATGTAGACGAAATATCGATGATAATACTTAAGTCTATGCTTGATATACCATATTATAAAGAATTAAAAGAAATTAATATATTAGTAAAATTTAGAATTTTAATACAAACACTAGAATTAATTAAAAGTGATATAATAGATTATAATCTTATAAATAAACTGGATGAATTAAGAAAGTCTCATTAATGAATTATGGTGGAGCTCTTGGTTTGATATCACTCATAAATTTAGGAGACAATAACAAAAATATAAATGCTATAATTGTTCCTAGTATACTATACCATGGATAGGTTTTGAGGAAACCTGGTATATTATTCATTACTTCTGTATCTACTTTGTCTTTTGATTTATGATGATTTAATATACATAACAAATTAACGGCTGTGTATATAAAAAATATCATAAAATTACTTCCTGAAGCTAATTTTTCAAGTATACCTTTCCCTAAAACAACCAATATACATACTGCTACAAAATATGTTATAATAGCATATATAGGCATCGTTTCAAATGTAGATTTTGGTGCATTATTTACTTCATTTTCAGTTGATTTATTAGACGAAAATGATTCAAATAATTTATTTGCTGGTACTAATTTTTGTAAATATGATGGTGCCAATTTCAATACTGATAATTTTTGTAATAATCTAGAGCTTGAAAATACTTTCATAAACATAGTGGAAATCATACATAATATAGCTAAAGCATTTACAATATCAACACCACGTTTTCCTGCTACTACAGAGAATGCTTCAGCAAATGGATATACACTGTTTGAGGCTTTCTTTAATCCTAATATAGATATTATAGAAATAGTCACAATTAAATACAATATGGTTGATATTGAAACTGATGCTACTATACCTTTTGGAATATCTTCTCTATTTTGTGCTTCTTCGCTAAGTTGGACTACAGATTGAAATCCATTAAATGCAAATATACTTATAAATGCTCCTCTGAAAATTCCAGGCACTGTGGCTTGTGTTTTACCTGTAAAAAACTTATTATCACTAAAATTTTTGTTATATTTTAATGCTATTGCTCCAATCGATAAAAATGCCACTGTAATTATACTCATAGATGCCTTATTAAATATTTTAGTATATTTAGTACCAATTATATTTACTAATGTAGGAACTAATATCAATATAAAGCAAACAACATAATTATTTATTCCAAATTTATATGCTTCTATAATATCTTTCATTCCGGTAATAATTGTTGCACCACCAAGCACCGTTAATAATACAACTGCGTAAATAACTATATTGGCAAAATATTTGACTAATCTATTTCTCCATGATGTTTTTGGTTTATTTTTATCTGTTAATATATTCATTATCCACGCATATTCTGCTTCATTTTTTGGATACTCGTAATTTAATCTTGCAAAACTTAATCCAGTTAATATACTTATAATAAAACCTAGAACAAAAGCACCCCATGAATATCCTTTAGAATATCCCATTATATATGGCATAAGTGTAAAAATACCAGCACCAATAATAAAACCATATCCTGCGAAAACTAAATCAACAAATGAAAGTGCTCTATTATATTTATTTTTATGTTCAACCATTTATATATATATCATATATTAAAAATTAATGATAAAAAGTATATTTTTATTTTCTAAAGTTTAAAATTGATTTAAGCCTTAAAAAATTTATTTAATATAAATGAACTATTGTAAAGTTGACTATTGTAGATTTTCTAAGACACATACAACTCAATATCATAAATGTGGAACATGTAATCAAACCGGTCATGGACAAGTCGAATGTGGAAAACCTAATAAAATTTCTGCACTAAGAATATTTGATAATGATTCTCTTGATATAGATGAACAATGTACAGTTCCTCACTGTCCAGATAAAACTACACACACATATAGTTCTCATATATGTTTGAAATGTGGGCGCAGACATCCTGAACA